GTGAGTTGGTTGACGTTGATCATGCTGCACGTCCCATGTTGTAGATCGCCAGATCAGCCAGCCCTGCGGGCTTTTCTTTAACTGCGCCACCAGCCTTTAGGCCGCCAAACAGTTTGGTTGCGCCGATGGCGGCTGTGCCCAAGCCAGCAAGCTGCGATGTGGTGGAGGGCGGCAAGCCATAAACGGATGCGCCCGTCTGCATAATTGGTGCACCGCGCAAGATGTCGGACATGAAGCCCAACTGCTTGTACGGGAAGTTCTGGGCGTTTAGGAAGTCCTGATACTGTGCGCCCAGGATGTTCTGCATCTGCTGTTGCTGCTGACCCCCGTACTGGGCCTGCAACTGATTGAGCGCCAAGTTCTGACCGAACTGCGTCTGGCCCAACTGCCCCAACTGCCCAGCACTCTGCAACGCTGTCTGCAAACCCTGAAGACCCAGACCAGCGCCGTACTGACGTGACTGCTCGCCCAATTGAGCGGCGGCTTGACGCTGTGCTTGCTCTTGGTTGAACTGCTGCATGGCCTGCTGAAATGACTGGCCATACGCCTGACCCACAGCCTGTTGCTGTTGGCGCATCAGGTCGGCATTGAGTTGCGACTCCATCAAACCAGAACGCGCGCCGCCAAACGCACCGGACTTGGCTGCTTGAGCACCGAGAGCAGACTTCTGAATGTCCGCCTGCCGCTGCATAGCCTGCAACTGCGGGCCTAGCACCTGCTCCATGTACGGGTTCATGTACGCGTTGGCCATGCCCAACTGCGTAAAGCTCATCGGCGAATACTGCATCGGGCGGTAGCCACCGTACCCCAATGCCGCAAGGCCCGCTTTACCAGCCATAGCCGAAGCATCAGCCAACTGTGGAGCCGCCTCCATCGCCTGCGCACCGGCAAACGCCTGCTGCTGCAACGGTGAAAACTGCGCAAACCTTTCGCCCTGGTACTGCATGTAAGGCTTGAAGCCTTGGATCGCAGGCATCCCGGTGAGGTTGCCTTGCTCATCACGCTCCATGACGATGTTGCCAGCGGCATCACGCTTGTAGTCAAGCATCTGCCCTTCGGCAATACCCAGCAGGCGCTCCGCATAGGGAGCAATCTGCGGCGCAAAACCAGTCTGGTATTCAGTTGTCTGTTGTAAGACTTGCGGATCTGGCATGATGCTTCCTTATGCGGGGAGGTACTTGTCGGCCTTGGTGTCCTTAGCCACCCGACCCTTACCAGTTGTCTTAGCCCGAGCGCGCTGCACCCGATCCATCATTGCGTACAGTTTGCGTGCGCCTGCCTCAGTCGAGCCGTTGCCGATCTCAGAGACGATGCGGGCGGGCACCACGAACTCACCATCGGCGAGCCGCGCGGGTTGCTTGTTTCCGATGGTCGCAGGAATGCTGTCAGACACACCGTCACCGGGGCCACGCAACAGGCGACCACCATCGGAGTAGCCACCCAGGTTGTATTGCTGCACGTTTCCACCACGGGCAGCCGCCGCCGCTGCCACATCCATCAGACCGCCGCGTGCGGCCTTGGTGCTGACGATTTCCCAGTCGGGGTCTTTGGAATACAAGGACGATCCACGCTTGTCCTTTATGGTCTGCCCCGTAGACTTCTGCCGCCACGTCACAATCTCATCTTGATTGCCCGAAGTGGTGTCCGCGCTACCGGTAGACAGTGCAGTTTGCCGCGAAGCTGCCGTTGGGATTGTCTTGCGACCCGTGAACGCCAACGGCTCGTTGGCGCTGCGCACTGCCTCGTAGTAAGGCTTGTACACGCTGGTTCCAGGGGGCAAGAAGGGGCTAGCGGGGTATGCGCCACGACCCATCAGGTAGTCGTACGCTTGCTTGCTGCCGCCGGTCAGCCCACTGAAACGGAACTCGTTGTATGCAGCTTTGGCCTGCATGTCAGGGATACCTTTGCTGCGCGCAAATGCCACCACATCGCCATACAGCGCGTTGGGGTTGGACTGTAGATAGCCCTGCAACATCGCAAACGCTTGGTTTTGCGTGTACGTCCTGTCGGTCGGCAGGATGTTGGTGATCGTGGGCATGTCGGTACGCCCACCACCCTTGACGTAGTCAGAGCGCACCTGCTCCATCGTTGTGGTAGTCGGCTTGAACGGCTCGCCTGTAGTGACCACGCCTGGAGTTGTGTCAGGAAACAGCGATTTGATCTCTGCCTTCATCTTGTTGTTTGCGATGAAGTCACGCACGTTCTCTGCACTGAACGATTTGCCGTACTTGGCGTTGATGGCGTCAGCAATCTCTTGCGCGGTTTTACCGGTGTTGATGCCTGCCTGAACTTCCCTGAGCGCGGCGGCTTGCGGGTTGGCAAAAATAGCTTGCTGTGCAGCTAACTGCCCAGCAGTGGGTGTAGCCAACTGTGTCGGGTCAACACTCACACCGATGTTTTTGCCAATCTGACTGATGCGCTTTTCTACGTCGGTCAGAGACAGCGTGCCGCTGGTAACGGCGTCTGTCCAGTAGTTCAAACCAGACTGCTCTGCTTGACGACCAAGCACGCGTTTGTAGATATCGTTAATAGCCTCTTCGGTTTCGTTTTTGGGTTTTGCAGCAGAGTAGTCGTAGTCGGATAAGGCATCCTTAGAAATAATCGTTGATGCCGCGCCGGGAGCAGCCACCGCGTTCAAGCCAAGATACTTGGGAAGAACATCTGCCCCGGTTGCAAAGTCTGTTTTAGTTGTCGGTACGACAACCCCGCTGGGGGTAACAACGGAGGTAGCCGCAGGCGTTTGTGCGGCTGTTGTTATAGCAGGCAGCAGCGTACCAATACCCTGAGTTACAGCGGCAGCAGGAGCAGGCGCAGCAACAACAGTAGGGGCAGGGGCAGGGGCAGGGGCAGGAGCAGGCGCAGCAACAACAGTGGGAGCAGCGGCAATTGTCTGCTTCGTTTCTTCAGGAGCAACTATGACCTGCTCAGGCATCGTGGGTCTGGTAGGTGCGGGTGCAGGCGTAGGTGCCGGAGAATACAGCGGCGCAAACGCAGACTGATCAACACCGTAGTCCTCAAAGATCGGCGCGTCGCCATCAGCCTCCAAGGAACGGAAGCCACCGCCACGGGCAAGCGCCACGATTCCGCCAGACCTCATGCCCGTAGGAGTCAGGGCGCTGCTCATCGGCAGTTGCTCGATGTCACCTTCATAACCCACCGCCGCAGGCCGTACCCGGAATGTGTATGGTGTGCGTGGTCTGATTGTTGCCGTGCTGGGCTCTTCTAATGCCGCCGGAGTAAGCGCAAAGGCTCCCGCCTTGGCCAAGCCTGATGTGCCGCCAACACCGGTCATAAACGCCTGACGCCCTGGTTCGGTTGTCAGCCCCTTTGCACTGGCCACAATCTGATCTAACGGCCCTGCGTTTCTAAACGCTTCTTGCGCCATCTGCCGAGATACTTGCGACCGCAGCGCCTCTTGACTAAGGCCGGATTCAGCAGCACGAGCCGCCGCATCCGCAGGAATGTTCACGTTAGCCGCGTCAATTAGACCGGCACCGGGAGTTGAGCCAGCAGCCGAAAGCCCCGCGCCTAGCGAAGCGCCGCCGTACGCGCCAAGCCCCGCCATGATGCCTTCCTTGAGACTGCCCTTGGCCAGACCCGTGATGCCACCAACAGTCAGTGCAGATGCCAGGGGCGTAGCACCCAAGAAAGCCAGCGAAGTGCCCGCAGTGAGCGGCGCAAGCGCAAAACCAGCGATGGCGGGCAGCAGCGACTTCAACAGCCCCTTCAGGCTAAATGCCTCGGGCAGACCCGTTTCGGGGTTAATAGTCAGTTTGCCGCCATGCGCCAGGGCAAGCGCGTGCAGACCCGCCACTTCTTCGGGGGCCATGTGCACCAACATCGTGTCGCCGTTGCGCCCCTTGGACGCCATGTGGTCGGCTAATACAGCAAGGCTCATATGCGCCCCTTGAGAATGGTTGAATTCATTTTAGGTCTGCGGCGCTTCTAGTACAACGCCGACACGAAAGTCGAGGTCACGATGATTGACGGGGACGCCGGGCGTACAGGCGTTGTTCCGGGCGGGTAGGTTGCTGCCACGGTGTTGCCCGTTGTTGAGGCGAAAATCAACTGAATATAGTCCCCCGCATTCAACGGAAGCACAAGGTTCCACGAGATGATGGCCGTACCGGGGTTACCCCCGTGAATGGCGGGAACCGTCGCAACCCCCGCGCTGTACGGAATATCCGCCCCATTCTGCCGAAACCAGATCGTGACATTATCAATTGTGTTATCAAAAGTCAGCATCTGAATGCTGAACTGGATGTTGTAGATACCCGCCGTGGCGTGGACGATCTTGGTTTGGTCGGTTGGGTCGATGGATACCCCGTTGCTGACCGTCGTCTGAAGCAGCGTCAGGGGTGCGGCAACCGTAGCAGAGGCAAGCGTCTGCGCCTCAGACACAGAAGCGCCCGCCGTGTGCGCCACATTGGTGGAGCCGAAAGCACCTCGGGTAATCCCTGTAAAAGTGGTAGCCGTCTTGCCGGTGTACTTGATGATCTCGTTTCCGATGATCAAACCGCCAGAATCAATAAATCCCGCCGTAGACACCACCTGAATCGGGGCAGTGGACACGTTACTCATGTTGGCCGTAAGCGTCGTGTACCCGTCTTGGTAGAACGCTCCGTTGGGGAACCGAATCCCCGCGCCATCAATTGCTACCGACCCCGTGTTGAGTCGCGCAAGAAAGTCGTCCAGTCGGTTGAAGTACAGACGCAGGACATTGGCAAACTGATCCTGATACCGGCGATCCCATTGGTCAGGCGCAAGCGGCAGGTTTGGTGCTGCAACCTTGTCGAGTTCGTAGTCGGTGGTGACAATGAAACTCATCGACGTCCATCCGGCTTGATGTCGATCCGGGGCGCGCCCAACTGCCACGCGGTGTTGATCTGATCCGACTCGATCTCAAAAATCATCTGGCGTCCGCGCACGCGGGTGTAAATCTGCCCGGTGAACTCCTCAGTCACCACATACGTGCTGCCCTTGGCCACCAGTCCAGACGCGGAATCAATCTGCCCAGAGCCTGAGTTGTACAGCGCACGCAGCGTCATGTTGACGCGGGGCGACAAGCCCATTGGGGAGCTAGACGAGTTGGCAAATGTCAGGTCAGGCAGTATCCGCCACACGAACCCGAAGTTGTGGCCGTCACCGATGTCGAACTCAGACGAGGAGATGTACGCATTGAGCGCGTTGTCCGTGCCCTCGGTGTTGTCGTTCAGGCCCGACTCGTGGTTGATGAGCTTGCCGGTCTGGGTGTTGGAGTTGTAGGTAGTAGCGACGGGGTACGCACGCAGACCGGAGTCGAACCAAGCCGACCGCTGCATCGTGCCGTAATACCAAATCTTCTCCAAGTAGTTGTAGATGACGTACTTGTCGTTCTGGCTTGCGTTGGCAGACGGGTAGAACCACCAGACCTCGTTGAACGCTTCGTTCGTCCCGGCATACACCTGCGTGCGCTGAGTCAGGTTGAAGTCACTGAACACATACCGGCGCAGGTCGCAGTTGAGCGTTTGCACACGACCGTCATAGGAGTAGAACTTGTCCACGCCCATCCAGTACACGATACCGGAAGCAATGACCGCTGCGTTCGGCCCAGCAATCGAGACGTTGTCGCCAAGAAGCTGACTGCCCCAGACCACCGGAGGGCCAAGGTACTGGAACGAATACACGCTGGAGTCCGTGAAGACCACGATTTCCTGACGGGTCTGGACTGCCGTGATGATGTCTGATCCGTGGGACAGACGCACACTGCCCGATTGATTGGTTGCGTCTGGCGTCCAGACCAGAGGATTGTCCTGATCCGACCACCGCACCAGCATCGGGTCAAGCGTCGATGAGCCGTAGTCGTTGGAGCCAAACGCAAAGATGAAGCGGCTCGTGTCAGAAACGAACACCACGTTCTGCTTGACCGGGACATCCACAAGATTGGAGATTGAGAACGTGCCCGAGCCTGCACCGGAGACATTGACCAGCGCCCCGTTGGAATCCAGCAGGTTGGCAGTCAGCCCTGCTACGTTGAACAGGTAGTACGTGGTTCCCGCACTGATGCCCGTGGGCAGCGTTCCGCCAGTGGACACGCTGAACTGAACCGCCGTTCCTTCTGTCAGTATCTTGGTCAGCGTAACCACCGTGGGCGAAGCAACCGTAAAGGTCACCGTACCGCCAAGCGAGTTGAGGTACACGCCCCGCGTAGTCACGGTGCCGGTTGCGTCCCAGTAGAAGATGGGGCTACCACGGTAGCCAAACACCAAGTCCTCACCGTAGTTCATCTGGCTCCACAAGCGGATCGTGAACTGTGTGGTTGAGGTGGTGTTACCCCAGGTGCTACCCGTTGCGCTCCACGGCCCTGCGCTCCAACCCGTCAAAGCCACTGCATACGGAGCACCGACCGGAACTTGATACGCCGCAACAACAGCCGAGCCGCCTGTAGCGCCTGCCGCCACAACTGAAGAAGTTGTGATCGTGTACGAGTTGGCCGTGAGAACCGTGATCTGAAACTCGGCGTTGAGCAGCGAAGCGTAGGTGCCCGTGACCCCGCTGAAGGTAACGAAGTCTCCAGTCTGCCCGCCATGAGCGTTGGCAGTCACCGTGACCGTGGTAGTGCCGTTGCCCGTGAAGGGGTTGGTCGTCAGCGTGGTTGTCTGACGAATGGGCGTGATGTCGAAGTACGCGCCGCCCTGAGAAATGTAGAACTTGAGGTTCGTGCCAAGGCCGATCAGGTTCTCGTTGCCCAGCGTCACCCAGTTCCAAAGTGAACGGCACACACCCATGAAGGTGTTGAGCGATACCGGGTTCCAGCCGCCGATGGTTTCAGGATTGCCTTGACGGAAGCGGATTTTGTCGCACTCATAAAACCCCCCCTCTGTCGTGTAGCGAGTATTTTCTCTATTAATTCCGGGCTTAAATAGAATCTTTTGCAAGGGCATATTATTTCCTTTTCTTTTCCCAATATGCCTTCTTGGCTGCGCTTAATTTGGCGCGGGTTTCTTCAGATATATTTGCCTTGGCTTCTTTTATTTTTGCAATAGTTTCAGGCGTGTGTTTTTTGCCTAAATGGGCGAGTCGTTGCGTCTCACGCTGCTCTTCTGTAAGCGGCTTGCGCTTTGTGCCCAACTGGCGTGCGGAAATGGCCTTCCCGATTTCTTCGGGACGCTTCTTGCCACGAAGGGAAGCAGCAATCTTTTCGCGCCACTCCAATGTGTGTGCACCGCGCTTCTTGCCCAACTTGGATTGGCTTATTTTTGCCCGCGTCTCATCCGATGCCGGTGGGCGGTTGGCATTCCATTCCTTAATGGTGGCGATCTGCGCTTCAGAAATGGTCTTGCCTTTGTGGGTCTGGCTGATCTTGGCCCGGATTTCAGGCGTGAACAGGATGGCTCCGCCTGCGTTGAGGTTATAGCACGGCACACCCTGTTCAAACATCGCCTTGATGATGGTTACCTCAAAGGTGCGGCAGATGTCGTAGGTGCTGCGGGTCAGCACCTCGCGTGTAAAGTCCGCAGGGCGCTGCTTGTACTCCTTGAGCATGTGCTTGGATGAAGAAATGTACCCGTCGTCCGGGTGCCCCTTGTGCATGCCCACATACAACTTGCGGGTGCTGTGGTCTGTCCAACAGTAAACGAACGAATCCACGCATCACCTCATCAGTACGGCTTCGGCTTGGCGTCTGCGCTCCAGGCCCGGGAGTATCCGTCCACCCGCCTTGTTCCAGAGGAGAAGTTGCTCAACAGCACCTTCCCAGTCTTGGGCGTTGATTTTCCGGCGTAGTGTGGAAGTTTGCAAGCGCCCAACGCCCAGGTTGTAGCAGAAATCTACGATGGCGTTCATCTTGCGCCAGTCGCTTTGGGTCGCCGCAATCGTCAGCAGAATCGGGCACTGCCGAATAACGCCGGGGGCGTAGGTGCTCAGTAACTCATGCGCCAATAAAGCCCGCGCCGCAGGCTCCTCCACCGGAGCATCTTGCAGCGTTACCTTACGCCCGTCCGAGTAATAGGTGCTCCCATAGCCGATGGTGGGTACCCCGGCGGGGCACAGGTAGGGTTTACTCCTAAACCCCTCAAACCTGCGGCAGAGTTCTGCTGCAAGGTCGAGGTTCATAAACCGCGCTGCTTGAGCGTTCTGTCAAGGAACCAGTAGTTGATGGTGCCCGACACCAAGGCCATGAAGTCCGCCGTCATCATGGTCATGAAGACTTCTTTGGGTGCAGCACCGGCCATCCATGAGTTCCATGCAAACCACAGGTGGATGAACGACCACAGCAGGATCACCCAGTATGTGACCACCGGGCGCACCGAGGCGCTCAGGGATGCAGCCCAACCGCCTGCGGCTTTTGCCATTTCAGCCTGTTGGTTGATGGCGGCATTGAAGGCATCCATGACCCCGGTGTCGATGGCCTTGTCCCGCTCGGCTCCGATCTCAGCCAGTTTCTGCTGACCCCTGATCTGCTCCAGTTCGCACTGGCGGCTGAACATTGCCATCTCGTGTTGACGCTCATTCTTCTTGTCGAAGAACTTCAGCACCTCTGGCGCTAGGCGGAAAACGCCCCCGATGAGGGAGCCAAAAATACCACCGCTGAGTAGTTCAAGCATTTCAGACCCCCAGAGCAACAAGGAAGAACACCACCCCAATAGCCCCCACCCCGATGGAGGCGTAGAACAGGCTCAGGGTGACCGCCAGGATGGCGGCAGAAGACAGGACGATGGCCAGTTGGAGGGCCATGCCGGAGTAGGAGTACCAAGGAGACTTGTTCTTGGCAGCATCCCGCTTGGCTTCTGCCGCTTTGGCCTGCTCCATGATCTCGTCCATGTCGCCCCGCAGACGAAGCGCCTGCTTGTCGAAGGTGTCAGCCTTGGCCCCACCCTGCTCGGCAGCGATGGAGTACATGGAGGCCCGGACATTCTTGGCCTGATACCAAGACCACAGGTTGTTGGACTCTATGGTTCCGTTGAGAACCGCAGAGGAGTTCCGTCCGGCAAAGTAATTTGTAACAGCAAGGAGAAGAGCAAGCAGGCTAATAGAAACCGCAGCAAGAGCCTTGACATAAGCCTCCCTCTCCGACCGACTTGCACCCTCTGCGGGTTTCTTGAAACTCATCTCTGCACCTTGTCAATCAAGTAGTAACCGATCCCGATCAGGGCCGTGAGGGTGAAGGCAATCGCTGCCCCGTACTTGGCGTTGAGCATGAACTCCTGCTGACGGAGTTTGTGCTCACGGTCTTTCTTCTCGCGCTCCTTCTTCAGTCGGATGCGCTCCATGATCATTTCGTTGTAAACATTCTCACCGTAGTGAGCGATGATCAGAATCTTGAGTTCGTACTCCTGCTTCACGAGCGCCTGCTTGTGCATCGTGATCTGCAAGGCTTCTTGCTCGACCGACCCGTCATGCAGCAGGCGTTTAAAGACGGACGGCTTCTTGTTGGCCTTCTCGTTGGCGAGGCGGTTGAAGTCCCCGAAGGCCCCGTACCACTTGCCGATCTGCCCCGCTACATCCTGAATCTCACGGCCAGTGGCGACAAGTTTCTTGACCGCGCCGAATGCAGCATTCGCCGCCGATACTGCCGCGAGAATGCCGGTTATGGGTTCCATACATCAGAATGTGATCGAGCCAGAAGAAGTCCACCGATATACGCGGAATCCACCAGATGTCGTGACCGTTGGAGAACCCGTGGTAGATGCAGCAAGAGCGTAGGTGTCGGGATAACGGATGATCACAATGCCTGAGCCGCCTGATTTGGGGGCGCCTGCCCAACCACCACCGCCACCTCCGCCAGTATTTGCCGAGCCGTTTGCATCGGCATTTCCTCCGCCTCCAGAGCCTCCAGCACCACCGGAAGATGCAGCACCACCACCGCCTCCAGAATAAGCGGTACGAGTTCCAGAAATGTCTGACGCTATTCCTGCTCCCCCATTACCCCCGACAGAACCAGACCCAGCAAGCCCCACGGTTCCTGCGCCACCACCGCCACCGCCAACGCCAGATGTGGTACTCCCGTTTCCGCCAGCATTTCCTTGGCCTGAAGTTCCAGCGCCGCCCGTAGATCCGGCAACTGCGGTGCTATTTCCGCCGCCACCCGAACCACCTGACCCACCGCCTCCGGTTCCACCCCCCGTGGCAGTCACAGAACCAAAAACCGAATTTGATCCCTGTGTATATGCACCGCCGCCACCGCCTACGGTGACAGTAATAGAAGACCCTGCAACTACGCCAGAAAACCCAGCAAGCAACCCCCCCGCACCGCCGCCGCCCTGCGATGAACCCCCACCACCGGCCACAACCAGATACTCCACATTCGGCGGTGGAATATTCACCCAGTTCTGATCCCGAATGGCTTGGGCGACCTGCGTGACCGTCCAAACGCCGGAGTATTGTTGTGCGTCAGCCATGATTAGGCACCGGCAGGCTCAGGAATAACGACTTCAACCCACGAAGTGGTTTCTTCACTCCACTGGTAAATCTTGCCGTCAGTGGGCATCGGGGTCGGTGCGTTCCACAGGCAGGTTGCCTCATCAAGCAGCCACGAGTTGAAGGGCTTGGGAGGAATGAAGGCATCGCGTTGAGCATCGTAGGTGTAGCC